AATGAGGTAATTATATTTGGCGACCCTGCTGGTGACTTTCGTGCGCAGACAGATGAATCAACACCATTTCAAATATTAAGAGGTGCTGGATTAAATGCTCGCCCTGCACCATCAAATGATGTTACATTGCGCTTGGAATCTGTATCTGCACCTCTAGGAAGAATGGTTGATGGTCACTCTGGTTTGTTAATTGATCCAAGGTGCAAAACAATTATCAAAGGTTTTGAGGGTGGATACCAATACAGAAGAATGCAAGTATCTGGCGAAAGGTATGATGATAAGCCAGAAAAGAATCATTTTTCACACATACATGACGCATTACAATATCTAATGCTTGGCAGTGGAGAGGGTAGAGCAATATTAAGGAATCAGGCCATCACACCAAAACCTTTTCAAGCTGGCAGAAACTTTGATGTCTTTACTCGCCAACCTAAAAAAAGACGACAAGGTTTATGGTCTAAAATGTAATTTGTGCGTTGATATGCATAAATGCATTGTGTAGTTGTTTTACAAAGGAGATTTGTTATGTGTTTAGGTAGTGGCCCAAGAACTCCCTCTGTTGATCCAAATGTTGCAATTGAGCGTGAAAATCAAGAGCGTATGGAGCAACAAAAAAAAATGGAAGCAAAAGCAAAAGCCCTTGAGGAAACAGTTGCTAAAAAGAAAAAAGGTTCTGGCGGCATGTCTTTGCTTACAGGGTCTAAAGGTGGCATAGGCTATATTGACGAGACGCTTTAATGCATAAAACAGCGCAACAACTTCTTTCTATGTATGATCGCGCCAAATCTCAGCGAGCATTATTTGAGCCATTGTTTGATGAGTGTTATGAATACGCTCTTCCAATGAGGCAGAGTTTTTATTCTGAAACCCCTGGGCAACGCAGAGATGATCGTATCTTTGATGAAACTGCCGTTGTTGGCGTTCAAGAATTTGCATCAAGATTGCAGTCTGGATTAGTGCCAAACTTTGCTAGGTGGGCAGACTTAATTGCTGGATCTGAGATTCCAAAAGATCAAGCTGACGATGTTAATAATCAGTTAGATGAGGTCACAGAATATGTATTTGAGGTTTTGCAAAACTCTAATTTTGGGCAAGAGGTACATGAAAGCTTTATGGACTTGGCTGTTGGCACAGGTGTCTTGCTTGCGCAAGAAGGTGATGCAATACAGCCGATTCGTTTTAACGCGATACCGCTTCCGTCTGTCGTGCTGGACACTGGTGTCGACGACAAAATTGACCATGTTTATAGAGAAAGAAATCTCAAGGTTTCGGAGATTCTTATTGCGTATCCGAAGGCGACACTTTCCGAAAAACTAATGCGAATGATGCAAACCGCACCTGATTCCAAAGTTAGGTTGATTGAAGTGGTTTGTAAAAATTATGAAAAAATTAACGAAGAAAAACATGATTTCTTTGTTATTGATGCAGAGAATCAAGATATTATTTTCTTTGAGCAGTTTAAAGGTGTTGGCTCAAACCCATATATTTGTTTCCGTTGGTCTAAAGCATCTGGTGAAATTTATGGCAGAGGTCCACTTGTCAATGCGCTTAGTGCAATTAAAACAACTAACCTTACTATTGAGTTGATTCTTGAAAATGCACAGATGTCTATATCTGGCGTTTATCAAATGGATGATGATGGCGTTATAAATACTGACACTATTAATCTAGTCCCAGGGACTATTATTCCAAAAGCAGTAGGATCTGCTGGGTTACAACCAATACGTTCTGCTGGCGACTTTAATGTTGCTAATCTTATCCTTGGTGATATGCGTAATAATATTAAACGTGCATTATACAATGATATGCTTGGCGACCCAAACAGAACACCAGCATCTGCTACTGAAGTTGCAGAAAGAATGGCTGATCTTTCAAGAAGAATTGGTTCTGCTTTTGGCAGATTGCAAGCTGAAATGGTGCAACCAATCTTGCAAAGAGTAGTTTACATTCTTAAAAAACAAGGTAGAATCGAGATTCCAACAATCAATGGAAGAGAAGTAAAAGTTAAATCTGTGTCTCCTTTAGCGCAAGCACAAGCTAATCAAGACATTGCTTCTGTTTCAAGGTTTATTGGTTTGGTTGCAAATACATTTGGGCCAGCTACTTTGAATTTATTAATTAGTTCAGAAGAGGTTGCTGTTTATCTTGCTAAGAAGTTTGGCGTTCCAGATAACTTGGTTAGAGATTCTTTTGAAAGACAGCAGATGATCCAAATGGCACAACAGTTACAACAAGCACAACAAACAGGTGAAATGCCAGATGTCACGACACTTGGGTCTTGACGGTTTTGAAAGAGTAAAATCTGAAGAAGATAAAATCTCTCAAAACTTTACAACATTGTTCAGAACGCCAACAGGCGAAGCTATCCTTAAATATTTACGCTCAATAACAATTGAAGCCGTTAATGGGCCAGCCGTTTCTAATGATGCTTTGCGTCATCAGGAAGGGCAAAGGTATCTTGTTGGCTTAATTGAAAGACGTATTGTTCACGGAGAAAAGGTGAGATCAAATGGAAAGTGAAAACCAAGCAGTAGAAACGCAATCTGAAGAGGCGGTATCTGAGCGTCCAGAATGGTTGCCAGAAAAATTTAAGTCGCCAGAAGAATTAGCAAACTCTTATGCTTCTCTTGAGCAACGTATGGGGCAGGGTGAGGAAGCACTGCGTAATAAGTTAATTGAAGAATTTGAAGCGGCGGCTGTTGAAAACAGACCAGCTTCAGTTGGTGATTATCAATTGCCAGAATCAATTGATCCAGAGTTGGCAACAGACAATGATTTGTTTAATTGGTGGGCTAATCATGCATTTGAAAATGCATACTCACAAGAAGAGTTTGAGGCTGGCATTGCCAAATATGCAGAATTTATTCAAGCAACTCAGCCAGATCTTGATGCAGAAAAGCAGAAGCTTGGTGATAATGCAGATGCAAGAATTGAAGCTGTTGATCTTTGGTCAAACAAATTTTTTCCAGAAGAATACAAAGAAGCTGTACTTCAAATTGGTTCAACAGCAAAAGGCATTGAGGCTTTAGAATTTATTATGCAAAAAATGGGTTCAGCGTCTCCTAGCGATGATTCAAAAATTCTACCGCAAACATCTGAAAAAGATCTGCGTTCTATGATGATGGACGATAGATATTGGAATCCAGCAAAGAGAGATCCATCATATGTACAAAAAGTCCAAGAAGGTTTTTCCAAACTCTACCGCTAATGCATTTCATGAAGACGGTGATGTAAAAATATTAAAAGCAACAAGCGAACATGCTTCTTATTTACAACATCGTCTTCGCTCTACTGACATAAGAGAGTGCATGATTCATGGTTCAAGCCCTTGGAGAGCCTTGCATGAGCCGCTTGCAAATCCAGATGCTATAACATGGACAGGTCTTTATAAAGATGAACCTGTTTGCATGTTTGGTTTATCTCCTATTTTATCACATTCTGAAATAAACTGCGGCATTGTTTGGATGTTGGGGTCAAATGTAATTGATGAGAACCCTCTAAAATTTGTTAGAGTTTCTATTAATATGGTTAATTACATGATATCTCTTTATGATACTATTGAAAATGTAGTTCCTTTAGATCATGAGCATACAATTAAGTGGCTGTGTTCATTAGGCTTTATGTTTGCGGAAGAACCAACAATCATAAATGGCTTCTCTTGTTTACGTTTTGTGCGTTGCACAGATTCAATTACCGTGAGATTCCAGTAATATACAGCCTGTTTCTAACGGACAGCCCCATAGGGATAACTGGTTGAAGAGCGAAACGGACAACTGTGCTTTGTAGTGAAACTTTCTTTTTAGGAGCTTAAGATGGCTAATACTATTGACCAAGCCTTTATTAAGCAGTTCGAGACTGAAGTTCACATGGCTTACCAACGCATGGGTTCGAAACTTCGCAACACTGTGCGTACTGTAGGTAATGTGCGCGGAAACATTGTACGTTTCCAAAAAATCGGTGCTGGTTCTGCTTCAACCAAGTCGCGTAATGGCGACATTACTAGCATGGAGCTAGTCCACACTAATGTAGAAGCAACAATGTCTGACTTCTACGCCGCAGAATACATCGACAAACTCGATGAGTTGAAGACCAACATTGATGAGCGTCAAGCTGTTGCTATGTCAGCCGCCGCCGCTCTTGGTCGTAAGACTGATGAGTTGTTGATTACTGCTATGGATGCTGGCGCAAACGCAACTCAAATTCATAATACTAGCTCTGCACTTGAAAAAGCAGATCTTCTTTCTGTATTTGAAACTTTTGGTGCGGCAGACATTCCAGAAGACGGTGGACGCTACATTGCCATGAATCCAAAAGGGTATGCTGATTTGTTTGCAATTACTGAGTTTGCTTCAAGCGACTTTGTTGGCGAACAAAATCTGCCATATGCTGGCGGCATGACAATGAAAGAGTTCCTTGGCTTCAAGATTTTCTCAACTTCAGCCGTTACTGCTGGTAAGAATATGGCTTACCACACAACTGCTGTTGGTCTTGGGATCAACTCTGATGTTGCCACTGAAATCAACTATGTGCCGCAAAAAGCGTCACACCTTGCAACTTCCATGATGTCCATGGGTGCTGTTGTCATTGATGACAATGGTGTCTATGAAGTCTTGGATAACAACACATAAGGAGGAATAAATGGCTTATTCTGCTTCTGGCCTGACTAATATGGCTTCTGGTGGTGGCTACAATATGTGGTTTTATTCCTCTGTAGACGCACTAAGTGTTGTTCGTGCATCAGGTTACTTTAACAATGCGGCTAGCATGATGAATGTTGGCGATGTTGTTTTTGTTTACGATAACAATGCACCAACACTTGGCATTTCTGTTGTGCTTTCTAATGATGGAAGCACAGTAGATATTGCTGATGGTACTGCAATCACAGTTACTGACACTGACTAAAGAGAGGGGGGAGGGGCAACCCTCCCCTTACTCATATGCCATCCACAGTAGCTAACTCAGGTTTAGATATATCATCAAGAGCCTTAATTTTAATTGGGGCTGATCCTATCACTTCTTTTGACAGTGATAGCACAGAGGCACTTGTGGCCGCAAATCTGTATGAAGATAGTGTGCGCACCGCTTTATGTGCATCACGCTGGAGATTTGCCACAAATCAAAGCGTGTTAAATAGATTAACAGATATACCAACAGGCCGTTTTAATTTTGCATATCAATTGCCATCTGGCTTTCTTATGCCTCATGCCGCAACTGTAAATGATCTTTTGATTGAGTACAGAATATATGGCAATAAATTATATTCAGATACATCTGAGGCTGATCAAGTTGTTTTAGATTATACTTTTAGGGCGTTCGAGGTTGATTTTCCAAGTTACTTTACGCTTGCTGTTGAGTATGCGCTAGCTAGTTCTTTTGCGCTTGGCATTGCAAGAGATGAGCAACTTTCTATGATGATGGAAAAAAAGGCTCAACAATTAATGCAACAAGCTAAAACTCTTGATTCACAACAGCAGACATCAAGAAAGCTTGTAACATCGAGGTTCATCTCCGAAAGGAGAAGTTGATGGCTCGAATTAAGATTCCTTTAAATGACTTCTCTTTTGGCGAAGTTAGTCCTTCTTTACGCTCAAGAACAGATTCTAATGTTTACACTCGCGCTGGTGAAACAGTTAGAAACTTTTTTGTTCGCGCAGAGGGTGGTGTTATTAGAAGACCTGGGACAAAGTTAATTGATTCTTTTTCTCAAGTCTACAACAGTTCTCTTACGCAACAAATTAGAATAGAACCATTTATCTTTTCAGAAGATGAAAAATATATTGTTGCTATATCTAGCGGTCAGTTTGAAATATTTAGAATACCTTTGTCTGGCTCTATAACTAAAGTAGCTACAGTCACACAAGATGTTGACACTAACGCTATCCCTATTGACAATACAAATATTAATCAAGTCACGTTTGCTCAACGTGGCGACTTTATGTTTTTTACACACCAAGACTTTCTTTGCAGAATGTTGGTTCGTACAGGCTTAACAAGTTTTGAGGTGCGTGTTTTTGCATTTGATCAATCTTTAGATGGCAATAGAGTTTATCAACCATATTATAATTTTCAACCTAATGGTGTTACTATTTCTGCTAGCGCAACCACTGGATCTGGCGTTACATTAACATCTAGCGCAGACTATTTTGTTAGCGATCATGTTGGAACAAGAATATTAATTGATCAAACAGAAGCATTAATTACTGCTTATACAAATGCAACAACAGTTACAGCAACAATCCAAGG